GCAAAAAGTTTGCTTTTCATTATGAAGTTGATGAAAAATTTAATCTGATTATTGAGTCTGTGAGTTATCTTTGTGAAGGATGTCTCCATCCAATCAAAAACCATGATAAAGAATATTTCATAAAACGGGGGGTGTGGAGAGCAACGGCAACCCCGAAAGAGCCGAATTACGAAAGTTTCTGGCTTCCTTCTTTTTATGCTCCGGTTGGTATGGTTAGCTGGGAAACTATTTGTCTTGAATGGCTGGAATGGTGGGACGAAAAAAACCAGCGGGTTAAAGATATTGAGTCGTACAAGACCTTCAAAAATACCGTTGAGGGCCTACCGTTTGAAGAAAGGGGCGCGGCTCCGAAATATGAAAAGGTAATCACCCACAGAAGAGCGACTTATTCACGAAATCAGATTAAAAATCAGATGTGTATTAAGGAAACAGGGTCCAGAATCCTGGTAATCACATGCGCGGCTGATGTCCACAAAGACCGAATTGACGTTGAAATACTTGGTTGGTGTAAAGATGGCCGGACATATTCAATTGATTGGCGAAATCTGGAAGGAGACACAGAAGATCTTTCATCGGTCAAGTCTCCCTGGATCAAACTTTCAAACATCATTGAGACAGAGACCTGGATAAGTGACGACCATTTAGAATACAAAGTTGATATTACCTTTGTGGATGCCGGATATCGGACAGATGAGGTTTATCAATTTTGCGGTCAGTATTCAGAAGGTGTTTATCCCATTTTTGGCCGTGATTCCCTGCCAAAAAACAAAACCTATAAAACCCTTTTTCATGAAAGCAAAAACAAATATGGCAATCCGTTTTACACATTGAATGTGAATGTCTACAAAGATAGAACAGCGTCATGGTTGCGGTCTGACTGGAATGATGGAGAATTACAGCCGTTTGGGTACCCGAATTATCCAGAGGATTACGGGGATGATTATTTCCGTATGTACGAATCTGAAGAAAAGGTTACAGAATATCATAAAAAGACCAAACAAAGGCTTGGTTTTTATTGGCGCAAAATAGCCAATAAACCCAATCATAGTTGGGACTGCAGACAATATAATATGGCAGCACTAGATTTTTATGCCTACAATGTCTGTATTGCAGAGTTGAATCACGAGGTCATTGTTTATGATGATTTTTGGGCTTATATGGCTGAGCTGAGAAGTGCTTGACATGAATACCTACAAATATTAGGATTAGACATCATTCGCAGCTTGGTTGCGCTCGCTGTCTTATTGGTTCCCGGCAGGGTTCAGGGGTTGTGCTTACTCACAACCCCACCAACAAACCTAAGTAAGTAGGTAAACATGTCAAAATACAATGGTACTAATCCATTCCTGCAATTAAGTCGTTCAATATTCCACAAAGATTGTAAATTAAGTTTCCGTGCAAAATGGCTTTATACTGTTTTGTCTGAACTTGAGCACAGATACACTGGTAAAAAAGAAAACTTTTTCTTTAGAACTCAATTAGATTTATCAAAAGATACTGGTATGAATCCAGTTACAAATAGAAAATATATAAAAGAATTAATTGAATACGGGTATATTGAAACCTGGAAAATGCATTGGTTTGACAGAGAGACAGGCAAAAAGAGTGAAAAATATGTCAATGCTTATCGCCTTTTAAGGTAAGCGGAAGTATTCATTTAACTTCCGCTATGGTTAAACGAGTACTTCCGGGCGGAAGTTAAACGAGAACCACAATATAAGAATTAACTTTTATTACATAAGAATTAAAAAGAAATAAGAGTTAGTAAATAACATACCCCGAAGGTTTTCAGGGGAGAATATCAGACAAAACTCATGCCAAAAAACAAAAAACCCTTGACAAAAATATTCCACAGATTAATAATCAAACTTTAAGAACACAGCAAAAGATAAGAAACGTGCCAAAGACAGTAAATCGGTTATAAAAATGTAAAAAAAATATGGCTGATTCATTCTGGTTAAATCAACTCACAAAAGCAAAAGCACAGGCGACCGAGTTAGATGAGGCGATAGTGTTTCTCTATGCCAATCCTCACAAAAGCTACACACTAGACACCGGACAATCCAGTCAACAGGTTTCAAGACCTGATCTTGACAGCCTCCAAAGTCAATATGATTTACTCTTAAATAGAATTTCCACTCTTGAAGCTAGGTGTAACGGAGCTTCACAACAAATGAGGCCGGGGTGGTGATGAAAATAACAAATCCTTTTAAATCAAAACCACAACCACCCATCCAGACACAACAACCAACAGCTTCAGAACTCGCACAACAAACAATATACCAGCTCTATACCTCAAATCTATTCAACTCCCTTTTCGATGGCGAGAAATTCCCCGGTGGATTCGGTTCAAGTTACGGTTATGAATTTATCGATTATTGGGAATTAAGGAATAAATCTGTTCAACTCTTCACTGAAAATCTTTATGCATCCGGTTTAATCAATCGTCTTGTAACTAATATAATCAATACCGGTCTAAGTCTTGAGGCCACTCCATGCGCTGATATACTTGGGATTAGCGACGATCAGTTGAATGATTGGTCTGAGCAAGTTGAAAATCTTTACCGGATTTGGGGCAATAATAAAAATCTAGTTGACTGGAAAAAACAAAACACTGAAGGCGAACTGCAAGCCCTGGCTAAAAAAACGGCTTATATTTCCGGGGATGTTTTAATTGTCCTTAGACAATCCTCTGTAACCGGATTACCGATTACTGAATTGATTGACGGTAGACACATCCAAGACCCGGTTCAAGGAAATCATAAAAAGGCGGCTGAAAACCGTGGTAATAAAATAATCCATGGTGTTGAAATAGACAAAAACGGTAGGCATATTGCTTTTTATGTAAATACCATTGAAAAAACAAAAGTTATCTCAAAAAGGATTGTTGCCCGGGGTGAAAGATCAGGGCGAAAAGTTGCATGGCTGCTATACGGATCAAAGCGTTTGCTTGATGATATTCGCGGTTTGCCTTTGCTTGGATTAGTAGCTCAATCACTGAAAGAAATTGACAGGTACAGAGACAGCGAACAACGGGCAGCAGTAGTTAATTCCATGCTTGCCATGTTCGTCAAGAAAGATTCGAGTAAGCCAGGAACCAGACCATTATCAGGCGGAGCCAGAAGAAAAGATACAGAAGAGGTTACAGACGGAGACGGAACAACCAGAGAATTCAATGTAAATAATTGGCTTCCTGGAATGGCAATTGACGAATTGCAGCAAGGCGAAGAACCTATATCATTTGACACAAAACGCCCTTCAGCCGGCTTCAATATTTTTGAAGATGCAATCATATCTGCAATCGCTTGGTCAAATGAAATTCCCCCCGAAGTTCTAAAACTTGCCTTCACTTCTAATTTCTCATCTTCCAGGCAGGCAAATTCAGAATTCAAATTGTTTCTCGATAAAGAAAGAGGTTTGTTTTCCAGTAATTATTCAAAGCCACGTTATGAAAATTGGCTGGTTTCCATGGTCTTGACCGGCAGAATCAAAGCAGCTGGATTTTTAGAAGCATGGCGAGATCTAAGGAAATGGGAAGTATTCGGGGCCTGGACTGATTCGGATTGGTCGGGAGCTATCAAACCGCACGTTGACCCACTGAAGGAAACAAACGCCTATATCAAAAAAGATGAACAAGGATACTCAACAAAAGCCAGGTCAACACGAGAATTGACCGGAATGAAGTATTCCAGGAATATTAAGCAGCTCAAAAAAGAAAATGAATTACTCGCAGAGGCACATAAACCGCTGATTGATGCCGGACTAATGAAAAATCCAAACCAGCAAAAAACTGAAACCGATCAAAAAGCACTATTGACTGAAATGCTTGGTGATGTTGTAAAAAATATTGTCACTGAAACAATTGAAGAAATGGAGATTGTAAACTAATGGCTAATAAGCGAACTGTATATGATATTGCAGCTGATACATGGGTTAAAATAATTGATGGTGAAACAGCGGCTAAAATATACAATAAAAAAACAGACGTTTCTTATCATTCTTTTGCCGGAACTGCGTCAGGTGACACGCCATCAGGCACAATCATCAATACTCCGACATCTGAAAAAATGTTTACAGAGAAAGGCAGCGAGTACAACGAAATTTTAGCAGATTCATCAGCGGTTTATTTGTGGGTCAGATGTGGTGTTGGTGAAGTCGGAAAATTAATTGTTACGTTATAGGTTAATATGATTGGCAATGGAATAATCAAAACTTTTCCAAAGGGGATAATTGCCGGAATCTCTCCTGATTATCTTGAGATTGAAAAGGATGGATCAGACGTAAGACACGGGGCCGCGACTGCGTGGGAAGATTTATCCGGGGCCTTACTTGCTGCGAGGTTAGACACGGCAAGCGGTAGACTTGACTTTGATTATTTTAACGCCGGTGTAAATTTCAATTCAAATGCTCGTTACCCAGAAGAGCCGGTTGTAATAGCAATGCAGGCAAAACACGCGATGGAATACGGTGCCGGTGTTATTGCAAAACCGCATTTTCACTGGTTACAGCGTCAAGCAGCAATCCCCAACATGCTACTTGGTTACAAAATAACAAATTACGGGTCAATCACTGACTTTGAAACAGATTGGTCAAACTATACTTTTTCAATACCCTCGGCGCATATTTGGACATATGTCAGCGGTTGCCTGGCTCAGATTTCAAGGTTTCCTGATATTGACTTGTCTGCAATGACTTTGTCAGCTTCAATCGATGTCGTTTTATTTAGGGATACCGGAAACGTATCAACATTGTTCGCTGGTGCTGACCCTGTTGCAACAGACGTGACAATAAAATACAATGATTCTCATGTAAAAAATAATATGATCGGATCGCGTGAGGAAATAGTAAAATGAGTCTAGGAAATGGAGCAAAACCGAGTATAGTTGGCGAGATGTTTATCAAGCATCCTGGTCTTGACGTGCCGTTAACCCTAAAAGATACTTGGTATCAAGTCGCGGGAATTGATAAGGGCGTTGAATTTGAAATGACTGTCAATGAAGTAACAGGAATCTTCACGATTAAGCATGATGGGTTCTATAAATTTGATGGAGTGGCCTCAATAACTCCGAATCTCGGTGTCTTGATTCATTTTGCTATGTTCTTAAATTCAACAGAAATTGAAAAGATTGAAACATCATTGGATTTTCAAAATAACCAGGATTTAAACACGTTTTCAGGAACTGGGATAATTGAAGTTGTTAAAGGCGATGAGATAACAGTAAGAGCGATGGCAAATTTGGACGGTAGAATATTATCAGTAGAGCATTTGAATATATCCATACATAAAATATGAGCCAAGAAACAGAAATGTTGAAATTGCTGCTTGAAGGGCAAAAGGAAATCAGTGAACAGATAAGGCGTGTTCACAAGAGGCTTGATACAATTTCAGAACGTTCTCTTGTTAATGAGCAGTCAATTATACACCTGGGAAAATCGTTTGAAGATGAAAAATGTGAAACCAAAGATAAATTTGATATTGTACATAAATCTATCAGGCGCAGAGACAATCATTTGAAATGGATCGCAGCTTCAATCTTAATGCCTATTATACTTTCGGTATTTGCTTTTTTTAAACCGTTGATAAAATAATTTGACAAATCAATACTTATGCCATAAATTGAAATAAAAAAACTAAAAATGGAAATATCCCTAATAAATCCGGCTTGGCATGATAGATATCTTGAACAGATTGAAAAAACAAATCTGTCTGAAGAGTCTGTTAAAGAGCTTTATAACAGCCGAAACGGATCAGAAAGCGATCAAGATTTCATAACAGCCGGAAAAACCGCGATTGTTCCCATTCTTGGACCACTCACAAAAACAAGAGATTTCTTTTATTCTCTTTTCAGCAGCAATCACACGACATACGACGGCATAATTAAAGCCGTTCAGGCAGCTGATAGCAATGACGACATTGAAGAAATAAGATTAAAAATTGACAGCCCCGGCGGCAACTGGATTGGATTGACTGAAGTCGTTCAAGCCTTGGCAGCTGCAAAAAAACCGATTGTCGCAGAGGTCACAGGGATGGCAACTTCAGCCGCTTATATCATTGCGGCACAGGCTGACAGAATAGAATCAACAACTGATTCAAATGATGTTGGCGGTTTAGGTGTTCAGACTCGCGCTTATGATGATTCAAAATATTCAAAAACCGTTAGAAGCTCAAACGCTCCAAAGAAAAACCCGGACGCTTTCACTAAATCAGGTGAAAAAGAACTTATCAAACAACTGGATGCTGTCGAAGAAAAAGCCATCAAAATGGTTAGCGAGGGCAGATCAGCCGCAACCGGCAAAAACATTTCTGAAAAAGTAGTCAAGAAAGATTTTGGGCGCGGGGCTTCTTTGCTCGCTGATGAAGCTTTAGGGCTGAACATGATCGACGAAATCAAAGAGGCTCCTGCCAGAATATCAAACTCAAAACCCGCTGCAACCTCGGGGAAAGGTCGCAAACTTGAGTCTGTTCAAGACTCGGATATTAAACCAAACAAAAGGAAATTCATGGATTTAAAAGAGCTAAGGGCCGAATATCCGCAGCTTTGTGCAGATTTGGTCGAGGAAGGGCGAACGCTTGAGCGTGATCAGGTGAAAGGCCATATTATTTTGGGTGAAAGTTCAGGAGCAATTGAACTTTGCTTGAAAAACCTGAAAGACGGCAAGGAATTTGGAAGTGCCGAAGTTCAGGCCGGATA